TTCTGGTGCTGGTTCTTCAGTTAACTCTCTTCCTTTTGTAATGGCTGAGATTGTTTCATTGATTAAACCAATTTCACTTTCTAATTTTTTAAATAATTCATTCTCATCTTCTGTGAATGCTCTTTCTTCTGCCTTTACTGTATTTAGTAAAGTTTCCATTTCAGTTTGCTTTTCAGCTCTTTGTTCAGTTAATGCTTTAAGATTCATTTTTTATTTCTCCTCTCTTATCTTTCTTAATCTTTCTTCATAATCTGAATAATCTATTTCGACAACTTCCTTATCGGCATGTTGTTCAGGCTCCTCTTTGGTTTCCTGTCTTACATCTATCGTTTGAGATTCTTCTCCACGATATTCAATAAGTTTTACTTGGTCATCTCTCATTTCAATGCTAGTTCCGATGTATGCCGGATATTTCCTATCATCAATAATTGAGACTTCTAGAAGATCCAAATCTCTGACGATTCTTTCTTCTATTCCATCATCATTGACTTTTCTATCTTCTTTGTTACATAAAAAGCCAAATGACCAACCTCTTAATTTGTTGTCTTTGGCTTTCTGGATTACTTCTGGATCCTCGACTTCTACAATGGCTCTTAGTCCAATGTTGTCTTCATATAATTTAGCTTTACCACTTTTGGTATCAGCTAACTCTCTATCTCTTTCGTGATTTAATAAAACCAAGACATTTTCTGCTTTTTCTAAAGCTCTTTGAAATACTCCTGATCTAATTCTTTCTACGAATTGTCCTCTGGTATCACATAGGACTTTGGATGTTCTTTCTACTGCATTGACATAGCCATCTATTACGATTTTTCCATTCCTAACTTCCACCTTCATCTGTACCACCTCCTTCTCCGGTGCTATGCATATCTACGATTGAATTTGTATTAGGTGTATAGTATTGTCCTGTTGTAGTGTCGAATACTACATTTCCAAGATTTAAAGTTATGACATCAAGCCCTTCGATGCTGTCATAGTCCTCTAGGTATCTAATTTCATTTTTAGATATCCATCCTGTTTCTGATGCTATCTTGTAAGCTTCATATCTTTCTTTAATGTTTCCTCTACTTATCTCCCTGGTATCAAATTCAAAATAAAAAGACTCCTTCTCTTTTTCGAGTAGTAAGTCTTTGTTCAAAGCTATTTTGATTGCTGTTAGTATCGGCATAATAGCTTCCTTCATAAATTCATCAAAGTTTTCTTTGTTATGGAATATGTGGTCTATTTCTTCTTGTAGTGTCTTCTTTCTTTCATTTAATTGAAGTTCTACTGTGGTACTGGAACCTTCTTTAAAATCCATACCTTCATTCAAGACAATTGCATTTTCACTTTTGTTTGAATATAAATTAGACCATGCTTGTTTTAATAATGCTATTTCTTTTTCTCCTAACTTTCTTTGTGAAGTTATAAATCCTTTTTTTGCTCCACCTGTTTTTACCAAGCCAAGCTCGTACATTAATGTCTGGTAGGCATTTTCTATTGCAGTTGATACTTCTCCTATTACACTTTTTCCTGAGCCACCATTCTTGGTGCTTCTTAGTATTGTAATGAAGTTAAATGTTTCATATGTTTTGCCATTTACCATGTATGTTATATCTTTAAAAATTGGATCTGTATTTGTATTGATTGAGACATGTGATGCTTCTACATATCTCAGGCTTTTAAATTTATTCTTTGGTTTTTCTATAAATAAATATCCACCTTTATCTAACAAATAATCTTGTACCCATGCTTTTCTTAATTGAAATGCATCTAATGTATCTCCAGGATCTACATTCAGTAATTTGATTCTCGGATCATCTTTTACTTCTTCTACTTTTGTTTTTCCTGTTTTCTCATCCTGCACTTCACGATACAACCTTATTGGTATCATTGCTACGGTATTACATATTCTATCTACTGCACTTGCTACTGCCGGTAATGACATAGCTTTGTCTTTATCAATTGTTTCTCCTCGTAGAATAGCTTTTAGTAATACATCACTTGCAGATTCTTCTGTTTGTGGTGCTGGTGTTTCTTCTTCAGCTCTTCTTCTGAATAAATCTCTTATTCTCATTTTTCCACCTCCTTTACTCAATTACCTGTACAAAGAAGTCATCATTTTCTAGGAATACATCTTGTTGTAGAAGGTGTACTGCATTTATTAATGCTACTACCATATCTACTTTTCCCTGGCTTCTTTTCTTTGTTATGTACCTATTCATGTTAGTGTCATAGGTGCATCGTGCATTTTCGAAGTTGATTTCTAATAATTTATTTTCTTCATATCGGAACTTACGATCCAATATTTTTTCATATAATAATTTCGTTGGACTATGTAATGTGTCACTATGTTGTCTTACAACTATTGTGTTATACTTCTTATCCCATTTTTGAGCTGATGATAAAGCATTGTATCGGTCATATCCTATTGCCATTATTGTTACTTTATATTTCTCTTCTATCTGGAATACGAAGTCTTCTATAATTCCATAGTCAACGGTTTTATTTCCACAGGCTATACACTTCATTGTTTTAATGAAATCATAGTAGTTAATTCTTTCAAACTTATTTTTTTCTTCTATTCTTCCTTCTGGAATAAATGCAAATACATCTGCAAGTATTTCATTATCATCTTCTGATACCATTGCTACAGCACAGTTATCATTGGTCATGGCTAAGTCTACTCCTATGTATACTTTTCTTCCTGTCCAATTGATTTTTGCCACCTTACAGCTCATTACTTCATTAACATCAATGTAGCTTTCTGTTCCCATTCCCTGGTATATGATATTGCAGTGTTTAGTCAGGAAGTTTTCTCTTACTGATTCTACTGCTATTGCCTTAGCTCTTTTCTTTACTAAGTCTTCCCAGATTTCTGGTATTTCTAAAGCTACAGGATTTGATTGTTTCAATACTGTGTCATCTACTGTCCAATTATTTATTGTTTCTTCATCTGGTTCATATAAAAGTGCAAATATAGTTTCATCTGGTTCTATTCCATCTAAGACTCTTTTGGCATATGACACTTCATCTTCAAATGGATTATTGATTGTAGGATATTTAGTCGATATTATACAACCCAATTTATTTAGGATATTCAATTGTCCTGACCTCATGGATTCTATTGCATATGGATTTGGTAATGCTCCTACCTCATCTGCTAAGAATACATTTGGTAATTTTCCATCCATACGACTTGATGAATAGTTCAATGGATAATATCTGCTTTCTGTTAAATTGAATTGTATGTAATCTCTTAGTATCTTAAATCTTTTACTTTCTTTGTGTAGATAAATAAGTGGACTTGATTTTAATGTTTCTTCTATTGCCGTTTTAACTTCACGAGATAACGATCCATCTGGAGCTACTGAATAAAACTTTGAATACTTTGGTTCCAATAAAAAAAGCAAGATAAATATCGTTGCTATTGTATATGTTTTAAAGTTCTTTCTGGCTATCTCAAGTATAGCTGTTTCGTATCTTCTTTTCTCTGGATTGCTTCTATAAACAACACATAGAATTGATATGTAGAATACCCATTGGTATCCACATGAGCATTGGTATATTGTCTGTCCTGCCTTTAAACCTTTAGGCATTATTAACAGCTTCAGGATTGATTCTATCTGCTTTACTTTTTTCTCATTGATTTTATATTTTGGGTTCTTATTATCTGCTATCTCCAGAAAGCTCTCACATTGTTTTATTACATACTTTGGTGCTGTTACTTTTCCGGATACGACATCCGATGCATATTGGTATGCTTTATTTTTCAATTGAGCCACCTGCTATTATTTGTAGCAGTGGATCATCCTCTTCTGTAACATCATCTTTTCTTAGTGAGATGATTATTTTCATCAATGTACTTACTGTTTTATTTGCACTGTCTGTGGTTCTGTTATAGTCAGATATTGCTGGATGTGAATACACATTCTTTCTGCCTTTAACATATTCTTTTGTGACTAATGTGCCATCCTCTTTTATTGTCTTCTCCAGGTCATTCAATATTTGCAATTGCACCTGGTATCTTTTAAAAGTTGTAAGGAAGAAGAAGTTTTGTTCTACTCCATGCTGTTCTGCTATTCTTAGGATTTCCTGTGCCTGTTCATTTAAGGACATTTTATTCATGAGTTATTCCTCTAAAATAATCCCCACTCAGCAAACTTTTCAAATCCACCAATTTTTTCAATATACTCTCTGGCTTCTTCTACTATTTCACTATATGGTTTTCCATCTATAATTTCATCTCCAATTGCACAGCTGAATTGTACAGGTTTCTTTAGTTCTTGAGCTTTTCTAAAGGCATAGATATTTACTGACACATCTGCTTTTGATAAGTCTTTTCCATGTAATCCTCCTCCGGTTACACTTTGTGCCATATCAGATCCTAGCTTTCTATTAGTTGCTCCTGTATCTACATTTATTCCTCCTGTCCAATATCCCAATGGATTTACTATTGCATTCGGATAATCCTCGTAGATATCATTTTCTTCTGTATTACTTTGACATATTATTAATCTATCTCCATCTAATATGTATTTTCCATCGAATGGATTCTTAGCATATATGTCTTTTGCATAGCTTGATAATTTTATTTCTTCTTCTGTTAATGGTACACCTTTAAATATTCCATTATCTCCACATCTAACTTTTCCTGATTGATTTTTAGCTAGATGTTCATCTTGTTTTTCTACTACTAAGTCTAATGCTACATTTCCGGCTATTCTTTTTACTGCCTTTTCTACTTCATCTGCTGTGAAGCTTTCTGATGATTCTATAATCACATGACATACTCCATGTCCTATTAAAACTTCTACAGCTACTTTTGGATTATTATTTTTTCTGTATGCTATATCTACTATAGCTCCTGCTATCCTATCTGCTATTTTATCCGGATGAGCTGGATTTACTTTTTCTATCATTCTGTTTCCTCCTCTAATTCTTTTTCTGTTACTACACCTTCAATTATCTTTACTGCTGTTTCTCCTGTTAAGGTTTCCCAACGGTCAATTATTACATCTACATATTTAGGATCTAATTCTATGGTGTAACAATTTCTTCCTAAATGTTCACAGCTTATTAATGTTGAACCTGAACCACCAAAAAAGTCGATTACATTTTCTCCCTGTCTACTACTATTCTTTACTAATCTGCTGATTAGTTTAATTGGTTTCATAGTTGGATGTACATCATTCTTTTGTGGCTTATCTTCATGTATTACTGTTGTAGGTAATTTGTCAGCCAAGATTTCTTCTACTAATTCTTTTAATTCATCTTTGGTATATTTATCCAAATCTGCTTTATCTTCGAATACTGTAGTTTGTGTTCTGTCATTTATAAAATAATGACCGGCTCCTTCCTTCCACCCATATAGACATGGTTCATGCTTCCATTGATAATCTTGTCTTCCAAGTACCAATGCATTTTTTACCCATATTAGATTTTGTTTTACCTGTCCTCCGGCATCTCTTAATGCTTTTCTAAAATTATATCCTTCTGTATCTGCATGGAATATATAATATGCTCCACCTTCTTTTAATACTCTTAGCATTTGTTCATAAAAAGCATTCAAGAATAAGTAGAATGATTCATCATCCATATTGTCATTAAGGATTTTATTCCCATTTTCTCTTTCTTTTCCATATCCGGTTTCATTGATTGAGCCATAGTTAACATTGTATGGTGGATCTGTTACACATAAATCCATTACTGCTCCATCTACTAACTTATCAATATCTTCCTGGCTTGTACTATCTCCACACATTAATCTGTGTCTTCCTAGCTGATAAACATCTCCTGGTTTAGCTTTAGGTATTTCCGGTAATGATGCTTCTACATCATAATCATCTTCCTGGAATTCTATATCTTCCTGTGTAAAATCAAAATCATTGATATCAAATCCTGCTAATGAAACATCAAAATCTAATTTGTCGAGTGCTAGGATTT